TCCAAACAACATCATTATCTGATCCGAAGCTGTAGATAAACTCGATCAAATTGCAAAATTGCCGAATGTTAAGCCTGCTGCTGCCCCCGCCGATCATCACAATGCCGGGTGGTTCGCCGTCGACGCTGATTCCCATCAATGGCCGCTGAAGCTTCAGGCTGCCTACGAACAAATCTTTCCAGTCCTCCTTGCTCATCCGAACGCCCTGCCATTCGACCTGGCTGGCAACGTCTTCAAGCATCGGCCAGAGCTTTGCATTCTGGTCAAGCGTGCGCCGGAGCCTGCCTAGCCTGATAACGACAGGGCCGGCCGGTAAGCCTTTTTTGATCATGGTCAGGCACCATGTAAGGGCGGCGTCGGTCTGTGATAGATCAGCGCATTCAAATTCTATTTCACGGCGTCTGGTGCTCACTGCTTCCGCTCCTGCCAAAGCGCCATCCCAGCAATCCCGATCAGCATGCCTAGCGCAAAGCTTGCGGCCATAGCTGATTGGATTATTCTGTTTAATTTTATTTCGTTCATTTTATTAGCCTCATTTGACCTTGAGCCTCACTGATCCGCTTGCATGACAGATCAAAGTTTGCCGGGTCTTTTTCAATACCTATAAATTTAAGTCCGAGCGACTTAGCGACAATTCCAACTGTGCCGCTTCCCATGTATGGGTCAATCACAGTTTCCCCCGATACCGCATGCGGCGCAAGGCAGTTTTCTACAAGCCTAGAAGGGAAAGCGCAGACGTGTCCGCTTCCTGAGTCCGGCGCAATAGCCCAAACATCAAGCATGCCCATTGATCTGTGTATTTGGCGCGGTTTGCCTAGCTGGTAGATAAACTCGTGCGCTTGCTGATAACGGCCAGTTGGTGTCGATCCTCCTCGCCTGTCCCATACAATTTCGCACCAAATAGGAAAATCAGAAAGCCAGTGCATTGGGTGATGCACTCGGCATTCGGGCGCGTCCTTGTTCCTAGAGTGCCACGCATACCGAATCCGATGATTATAAAAAACACTGTCAGTGCAAACGCGAAGCAGTTGTCTAATAACTGATTTCTGACCCTCCTGATACTCAGACTCAACCATGTCATCGTCATACCAAGCATCATATTTTGCGCTCATTGCAGCGCTTGCAGCCGTTGTCGGAACCCTGTTTTTTTCTTTTTTCAGATTGTAAGGAGGACTCGTAACGCACCAGTTGCAACCGTCATCAGCAATTTCTTCCAAAACGTCAAGACAATCACCTAAATACAGTGTTGCATTTCCTATTTTCTCAATTTTCATTAGTCATGCTCACGCTGATTCTGCCTCATCCATCAACCGCGCATCATTCCAGCCATCCCGCCAGTCGTGATAGGCCGTAGTCCCGTCAGCGTGTGTAAATTCCTATTTCTTGCGGTCATTGCTGGTTCTCCTGCGTATGAATGTCGTGGAGCAATCGCCAGAAAACTTCCTCGCGAATGCTGGTCGAAAATTCTGGTGACCGCACTTCAATCTTGATACGATCTTTATATCTTATCAAGTACTTGAAGTGAACAGACTCTTCGATAGACCAGCCTTCCGGTAGTACAGATTTCGGCTCGGCTGACTCTGGTTCTTGCTTGCTTAGATGCTCAGAACGCTCGATCATCATTTTGTCGGTCATGTCAAATGCAACCTTATGCATTGACCCTTTCCAACAGTCGTAATCAGCCGTAAGAAAGGCTTGGATCACTTGGCCATAATAAATATCCCATAGTTTTTGATCTGCTTCGCTATATTTTTGGTTGCTCATGGTTGCACCTCGTCTAAATTTGCGTTATGCAGCCGGACGATTTCAGCGGCTACGGCGTCTGAGGTTTTCATACCGGCTCCCCTCTTTTAATCGAGCCGTCCTCTTCCCATTGTGCCCAGTCTGTGGCCATTCCTTTCCTTTGTAAAGATCCCTTACAATAACGATTCGGCACCAAGCACCCATCGTCAATGCAGGCAAGCTCACCGACAATTTTCCCATTTTTATTTTTGAGCACAAGGTAGCCGCCACGGTCTAAATGCAACTTCGGATACTCAGGCTGCTCGGCTTCCGGCTTTTCATACACTTCTAATTTTCTGTAGGTCATTTCAGTTTCTCCTTTCAATGATTGTTGGTATCTTGCAAATAGTTTGTCGGCTTGTGGGTCGGTTGGGTCGATGCAGTAGTGGCCATTGTTTGTCCCAGCCCACTCTCCAAAAGTCCAGGTGGAGTCAAAGCAAAAGCCTCTGAAAACCGGACGGGTATTTGGTTTGCATCCAACATAAACCACTGCCCGATCAATCATTTCCTGCGTTGGCTCTGGTAAACCTTTGGGTAAGATTGGGTAGAGGCGATATTTAGCGTCGCTGTTATAGCGTCCGTTTAAATTGATCTTCCAGCCGCAAGGGGTCTTGATCTGAAATTCATAAGCGCCCCGAAACCGCACGCTCAGTACTAGCATTTCTATTCTTGTTAATTTGCTCACTTCATTTCTCCTGATTGTTGTTGCATGAATTTTGATTGTCCGGTCACAGCCGTTTCGCGGTTCTGGTATTGGTTGACCAGTCCGTGATCTGCGTTTACAAATAGCTGCTTGCGGGGATTAAATACCGTGTAAGCGTTGCCAGGCTCTGAATCCCGGTGCTTTGCTGTAATCCATTCCGTTACGCCGGTCTTGTCGTTTTCGTCGTAATAGCCACCGCGGTATAAAAACGTGATGATGTCAGCGTCCTGCTCAAGCTGGCCTGATTCCCGAAGGTCAGCAAGGGTCGGCCGCTTTTCTGCTCGGCCTTCAACGCCTCGATTAAGCTGTGCGGTTGCAATCACCGGCACCTGCAAATCTTTAGCCAGCTTCTTCAGCTGCCGACTAACCAGCGAGACTTCTTGCAGCCGGTTCTCTGATTTGGCCGTGACTAGCTGTAGGTAATCGACGCAGATCAATTTAATATCGTGCTGGCGTTTTGCCAGTCGTGCGCGTGATGCGATGTTCTGAATGCTCAATCCTGCGGTGTCGTCGATGATCAGCTTTTTGGATTTAAGCGCCTGAGTGCCGGCGATCAGTTCAGGCCAGTCGTTTGATTCTAGCTTTGACGGGTTCCGCAGCTTCCAGCCCGGTATCCGTCCACCGCCGACCATTCGCTTGACTAGCGATTCAGCGCTCATTTCTAGGCTGAAAAAAAGCCCGTGATGGTCACGACAGACGTTATTCAAGATGGTCAAAAGGGCGGCGGTCTTGCCCATGCCAGGACGACCGGCCAGAATTATGAACTCGTCAGACTGCATTCCATGCCATATCCGGTCAACGTCCACAAGGCCGGTGTCGATCTGCTCTTTGTTCTCAGATCGTTCACTCATTCGGTCAAACCAATCGGCGGCGGCCTGCTGGACTGTGCGTGAGCTCTTTAAGCCCGTTTTCGTCCAGTCCAGTACATATCCCTGTAGTTCGTCGATCAAATCGGCTGGCGGGCGTCCTGTGAATGCCTCGTTCGATATTCTCATACCAATGTCAACCAGTTTCCGTGCATCAGACTTCTCGCGCACGATTCTGGCGTAGCCGTTTACATTCGATATGCCGGGCGTGTCGTTTGCCAGCCCGGTCAAATATGCGCCGTTTTCAACCTGATCGCCCTTTCCTTTGCGGGCGAACCATTCGGCAACCGTCACAGCATCCGCGCTTGGGTGGCATTCTCGGATTGCCGAAAATATCATCTGGTGCTGCTCGGTGTAAAAGTCGGCCTGGTTGATCCAGCCGCTAATTTTGTCGGCTGCGTCCTGCGACAGCATCATTGCGCCCAGCAGGCTACGTTCGGCGTCTAGGCTGTGCGGCGGTTGAATTGGATCAATCATCGTATTTACCCTCCATTACCTTCACCACGTTTCCCTGCTTGGTCAAAAAGTCTATGTCTGCGACAAAAGGTTTCGATCGGTTGCCGTTGGCCGGTACGCGACCGGTCAAAAATGAACTCTGGCTGACTGCGTTGAAATACCGCCCCCAATCTTCCAAGCTGGTCAGTTCGTTTCTCCAGCGAGATTTGATGATATGTGCTCTGGCTGGGGTTACTTTGATCACTCTAGGGTTTTGCGAGCATGTTTCGTGATAAAGGTTGATTATTTTTTTAATCGGTACGACGGCTGCGGGCGTGTTGCCGATAGGCAATTCGCATGATGTACTTAGTGTGGAGTTATCTGAAGTACTAGAGTGAACCTCTTTCACCACCTTTATGTCATTAGGTTCACCACCTTCGTGCATTAGGTTCACCACCTCTGTGTCATTAGGTTCACCACCTTCGGGTATTGCGACAGCGTATTCGTGCCTCCGCCATTTCTTTCCTCCGAAGCCATGAACACCAACTAAAAGCCAGCCTGATTCATTCGCTTTCTGAATATGCGTGATTACCGTCCTTTTGGACAGGCTGCATTCTCTGGCAGTAGTTTTAATAGTCGGAAAACAGCTATCACCGGCTGCGCTCATGTGACAAGAAAGCGTTAATAAAACGTGCTTGGTTGTCGCATGCAGGTCGGATTCAAGGACGGCATGACGCCATGAAAAGATCGGTTTGCTCATCTTAAAACCTCATTAAGAAGATCACTCACAGCTGACAGAGCCGGGAGGAACAGCTGGGGAAGCTGAAAAACGGCATTCTGCGAGTGATCTTCTTGGAAAAGTTTCATAAATTCCTCAATTGTTTGGGCTGTCAGACCCGGTTGGCTGCGATAGCCAGTGGTGATCTTATGTTAGTTCTGGCTGACCGTCAAGTGTTAATCGACTGTTTCAGTCTTTCGATTGTCACCTTGGTTCGGTCTGCGTCGATCTGTTCGCCCATCTGCTTCAAAGATCGAATCACATCATCCAGCATCGGGCGCGTCACTTCCACCTGCTCCGGACCCTGCTGGATTAGAATGTTTTGTCCGGTGCGGATCAGTCTCAGTTGCAAAAAGTCTAGCTGCGCAGTTTTCAGTTCTTCGTTCATTTTCCTGCTCCTTTAGGGTTGTTTTGTTCTACCATTCCTGATCGGGCTATAAATCCCTTCCCAGTCAATCAAGCCCGTATCAACGTAGCGTTGGGCTACCTCTGGGCTGGGCACGCGCTTACCTAGTCTGTAGGCGGCTGCCGTGCCTGGCTTAACTTCGCCAATTTTAGCTGCGATGGGATCACCGAGCCGCTCAATAAATTGCTTGATTGTTTTTTCCATTGGCGCACTATACACCATTCGTATGGAATGTGCAATATAAATAAAGTACGATTAGTGTTGACAACTGGAACCGGCTGTAGTAATATTGGTCTCAACAAATGCAACACAAACAAACGGAGACCAAAACATGAAGCATAAGAATGTAACACCAGTAATCAATCTGTGGCTGGCTTGCCTAGCAGCCACCCGCAGCAAACAGCCGAACGGCTCGCTTGATGTCGAAGCGCTAGAAGAATTTCTAGGCCAGCTTGATGCGGCCATCGGATTCCATGAACCAGCACAGCGTGCAATCGAGCGCCAATCTGACGCGGTGTATGCAGCGATTCGCCAGGCGCGGATGGATTCGGCATGAAAAGAACTGGAGCATTGCTGGCCGCGCTGATTGGCTTGGTGGGTGCAATTACTTACGCATCAATCAGCAACATCGACGCACACCAAGCCGACCAAGAATTTGCCTTCTACTGCAAAATGGTCGAAATTTGGGAAGACACAAACGGCGAGCATGGCTGGCCGGACTATCGGGAATTGAAAGGAGAATGTAATGACAACATTTAACAACGATCCGGAAGAAAAGCGTTTACTAGTGGAGTTCTCCATTAGCCATCGCGAGAAGGATGAATTTATTAAGGGTCGATACCACACCATTGAAAATGAAGTCTTTAATGGCTGTTTTGTTGGCTGCTCGATATATGACTTGGCGAGATTAAAAAATATGTCTTTAGGCGAGACCAAATACGATGATCGCAAAGAATTGGCTCGTCTGTTTGGTACGCCTAACGACGAGTGGCTGTTCCGCTATCTTGATCGGATGTTTCAGCGTTTACCCTCGGAAGATAGCAGGCTTCTTGCAGAGCAGTTTTACGCTGCATTGCCGGTGGGTATAGACGTAGCGCCATTAAGGCACCAGCTGGCCGTGCGGCGCATGGGCAGGCTGCTTAAAGAAGATCACGGCGAAAACGTTAATAAAGCAATAATTGGCGTGCTGGTTTGCCACGAGCAGGCACTGGTGGGCAATGATCCAGATTGGAACTCGGCGTACTCGGCTGCGTGGGCGGCTGCGTGGGCGGCTGCGGACTTTGCTGCGGACTCGGCTGCGGAATCGGCTGCGTACTCGGCGTACTCGGCTGCGTACTCGGCTGCGGAATCGGCTGCGGAATCGGCTACGGCATCGGCGTACTTTGCTGCGGACTCGGCTGCGTACTCGGTGGACTCGGCTGCGGACTCGGCTGCGGAATCGGCTGCGTGGCAACAAGAACGCGACGACCTACTAGAGCTAATTAAGGAGCTGAAATGATTGACGGAAACACGGCTGCACTAGAGCAGCATTTGAATGAGCAGGATATTGCTGAAAAGCTGCATGCGCTGTACGAGCTGGACGCACAGGAAAATCTTGCCGTAAGGTTTATGCGAGAGACAGCGACCGCAAGCGAGTACCTGATTGATGAAATGAGCCTGAATTGCGAAACGAATCAGGCCATGATGCAGGCGCTACAGGCTGGAGATACAGCCGAAGCCGGCCGGCTGCTTAGTTTCTTGTTGAAATACTGCCAGCTCAAATACATTAGTCAGCATTTAGACGCTGAGATAGAGCGGATTGCAGGGGGTAATGCGTGAGTGATAAAACAATCTATGAAAAGCTGCATGATTTACAGCTTAAAATTGCTGTTCCAAAAGGCGAGACCAATGAATTCGGCGGTTATAAGTACCGGACTGCTGAGGGCATTTTGCAGGCAGCCAAAGCCGCTTTGGGTGATTCCGGCCTGACCATACTTCTAACCGACCAGATTCAGTTGGTAGGTGATCGGTATTATGTTCAGGCAATTGCCAAGATTACCGACGGCAAGGAATCGGTCGAAGTAAGCGCATTCGCACGCGAAGAATTGAGCAAAAAGGGCATGGACGCCAGCCAGATCACCGGCAGCGCGTCCAGCTATGCTCGCAAGTACGCCCTAAACGGCCTGTTTGCAATTGACGGCACCGCTGACGCTGATTCGATGAAACCGCATGAAGCCAAAGTAATCGACGATGGGCAATTGTCCAACATCGTGGCGCTAATGGATGAAGTGCTGGACGAAGCGGCCAAAGGCAATTTGGTGAAATGGCTGAAAACCAAAGGCGTGAAAGACGGCAGTGTGAATAACCTGCCTGACGACATGTACGAACTGGTCGTAAAAAATCTGGAGCGCAAGCGTGGAAGCTAAATTCATCGACTGCGAACAGGGGTCCGACAAATGGCTTGCTGCTAGGCTGGGCAAGCCGACGGCTTCGAACTTCGGCAAGATCGTCTCGTCAACCGGCAAGCCGTCCACTCAGGCGGCTGGCTACATGCACACGCTGCTGGCTGAAATGATAACCGGCACAACTGACAGCATTCAGCAAACAGAATGGATGCAGCGCGGGATTGAGATGGAAGCTGAGGCCGCCGCTTGGTATGCGTTCGAGAAGGGCGTTGAGCCTGAAACGGTGGGGTTTGTAGACGCAGGTCGCTACGGCTGCAGTCCTGACCGACTGATTGGTGATGATACGCTGCTGGAGATCAAGTGCCCGAAGCCGTCGACGCACGTAGGCTACCTGCTGGCCGGTAAGCTTCCGGCGGCATACGTTCCGCAAGTGCAAGGTCAGCTTTGGGTCTGCGGTCGGCAGCGGTCGGACTTCTTGTCGTACTGCCCTGGAATGCCTGAATTTTTGATCACAGTCGAGCGTGATAATGATTTCATCAAGTGCTTAGAAAAAGAAATGCAGGCGTTTATTGCAAATCTGGATAAAAAGCGTGAGCGCCTGATTGAGCTGGGATATTTAACAATTGAAACCTGAGAATGAAAATGGAGAATAAATTACCATCACTAAACATTGAAGTCGAGGGAAAAGTCATAGCTACAGACCGAACCGGAAGCCGCTACGCCAGCCAGAACGAACGTGGCATTAACTGAATATCAGCGCGGATACGTGGACGGTTTGACTGCTGGCGTCGAGCTTAAAGGCACTACAGGCAATGCACTTAATCAAGCAATAGAAAAATTCTTGGGCAATTAAGCACGAATCAAATAAAGGATTAGAAAATGAGTAACCAGAGAACCAAAAGAGGCAAACAAATAACGTCCGTAATCGGCTTGGCTGTTTTTAATATCGAAAAATATATCAAGTCTTTGAGCGATGATGAAAGATCATCTCTTGTGGCTGACATTGAGGCGATGAATGAATCTAACTGCGCTTATTGGGAGTTTAGGAGTAAAAAAGGCATAGCACAAATTGTGAACTCTGCTTTAAGCGATATTGAGAATGATCGGCGGTCCGCAAGAATTGGAATGGGCTTACTTGAGGATATAAAATGACAAATAAGAAATACGATGTATCCGTTAAAGTCGGCGAATACCAATCGAACGGGGAAACTAAATCGCGGTATTTGAACGTGGGCGCTGTGCTAGAAGGTCCGAACGGCCCATACTTGCTACTAGACCGGACGTTTAACCCGGCTGGCGTGCCGAATCTTGATAATCGATCAAACTTAATTGTTAGCCTGTTTGAGCCTAGAGACAAGCAGCAGGGACAGTCGCCAACAGGTGGAAGCGGCCGCGATAATCCTTCTGCCACTGAGGGTGACGACATACCGTTTTGAAGTTGCGGGATTAACTTCTAAAACATCAAAAGGAAAATTGACATGAACGAAGAAATGAACCAGTGTTCCCCGTGTGTGCTCGACGATGAAAGCATTTTTTTCGAGTTCGGAAAATCACAAAATGAGCTAGACCGTGCGCTTATACTTATTCATTGTTTAAGTGAAAGGCTTGAAGCTGTGATGTTACCAGACCATCCAAACATACCAGCAGGCGACCTAAATAAAGAAAATGAAAGAGAGTCATCGCAAGTTTCTGAATGTTTTAAAAAAAACGCTAGAGCTGCGGGAAAAATCATCGAAAGGATTCAGCGCATTGACATCCGACTAGACCTTCCAAAAGATGTAAAATAACCTATGCGCCGCGATCCCATGCGCTGCGGCGCTAGCTTCGAGGCAGTCCCTACTTCTCTGCCTTTGTTGCCGTGTTAGCCGTGCGGTGAAGTGATAACGGCCCCACTCCCTGAAGCCTGGCCCCACTCCGTGCCATGCTTCCCTGCCCCGGCCACGCGCCGGGGATTTTTTACGATGAAGGATAAAGCAATGGCTAAAGTTAAATGGTACACGTCTGCCGATCCAAACAAACCGCAGGTGATTTTTTACGACGAACCAGCCGAAAAAAACGGTCGGGGATTTGAGCAACTATTTCAAGAATTTGTTACTGCTGAGATACGGGTTCAAACCGCCCTTACCGAATTACCACACCCGGTGGCTGGATTCTTTGAGCGGAATGGAATTCCAATAAACACATCAGCCATTGATGCCGCTCGATCACTGGCTAGTCGTGACAACATATCGCAGGAAATAATCGAAAGGTACTTAGATCTTGCAATTCGGCATTGGACCCGATCTGAGGAGATGTTAGACACAACGGAAGTGGAATTAATTTCGCAGGAATTAAAGCAGATTGACAAAGACAGGCTGACTAATGATGCAAGTCAATGAGTCGATTTCAGAACTGACTATTGATTTTTAAAAAATAGACATTACAACGATTCTTTAATCTGCATCGAAAAGTCGTAAATCCCATTGGCCACGTGCTGCATCGACCATCCAGGCTGAATCAGCCCGTAAGCCTGAAAGAACTCATCCGTTTCCGCACGCTCGCGCAGCCGATAAAGTACCGGGCTTGTCGTGCCGCTTTTTATGATCGCTTCCCAGAGTGCTATTTTTTCAGTCGTTCGCATTCTGATCGGCGTTTGTATTCGCGATGCGCCACCGAACGCCCAATCTGTACCGCCTTGGCTGGAGCTAACCGAGCCGGTATCTTGCGGATTGAACGCCATCTCCAATCCAGGGCTTGTTCGATTGCTCAAACTTGCCCACGCTGCCCCGATTCTCTTAGTGCCCGTTCCTGAAGCTGTAATCGACACTGTGAGCGTATCTAGGCTGACCGGCGTATCTAGCACTAGAATGGCGTGCTGGCCGCCTATGGGCGCTGGGGTGTAGGTCACAGTGCCGAGTGATGTTACGCCGTTTAAGAATTCGATTTCAGTATCATCGGGGAAGTTTTGCAGGCCGGCGATTGCGAACGTGTCTGCGCTGAAGGTTTCGGCACTAGCTGGGTCGCTTCCGGCCAGAATTGCCGCAGCTGTGAACTCGGCATCTGCGCCGGTGAACTCGACAAATAGCGGCAACTGCATTCGGCCAAGGTTTGCCATTGGTTGCGCTGCGTTGAAGCTGCCGGCGGTTGCGGTAAACGTTACTGGCTTTTGTGCGGTTACGTGAAAGCGGTTGTTATACGCGAATACTGAGCTCATGTTTTTAACTCGGCGGGATGAATGATTCAGGGTTGTCGCAGATTCTAAGTTCTAGCTCTACGGTGCCAGGGTCTGCGGTGCCAGATCGACCGATCACCTGCGCCCACCGCCCTATTACAAAATGCGGGTCACGGTCATCAGCGTCAAACCACATCAATCGGGCAATGTCATCACCGTCCGGCGCTGGGTTGGTCAAATGGAGCTCACCTAGCTCGATCTGAACCGGCTTGCGGATGATCTGCGGGTTAAACAGATACATGCTGATGTTGTAATTTGCCAAGCTTCTAGCCGGTGTGCGCTGGTTCAGAGCGGTCGGCAATGGGTCACGGCCTGATACTTCGGCAAAGGTGTTTTGAAAGATTTGCGCGGGTGTGGGCGGCAATCCACTAAGCGGCAGGAACTCACCAGCAAAATGCAGTATTTCCGTCGCCACATCAAGCGTAT